AATGATAGCGATTTTGTCTTGAACAAAAAAGATCAGCTTTGGAATTTATGTTTTGAGGATGTGCGTGATTCAGATTTCGTTTTGCTTTATTGCGAAGATGAGAGCGAAGAACAACGCGGCGCGTTGGTCGAAATTGGAATGGCTTTCGGTTTTGGTAAACCAGTCTATGCGGTTGGTGCTTGCAAAACTATAAAACCGAACGAAATTTCAGATGTTGCATTTACTCACTTTGAAAAATTCCATTGGTTGCCAACTAATGACCTTACAAAAGGTGCTATGATGGCAATGGAAATAGAGCGCAAAAAAGCGCAAATGATAAAAGAACTTAACTTGGAGGTCGCATAATGCCTTATATCCCACAAAAACGCCGTTCCGAAATTAACAATGAATTGACTATTGTAGGAGATCAATTTCTACCGCAAAATGCTGGTGATCTAAATTATTTGGTTTCACAATTCATTGACAATTTTCTAGTCGAAAAAGGTTTACGCTATGCTCATATCAATGAGATGATTGGTGCGCTAGATTGTTGCAAAATGGAACTCTATCGCCTTATAGCTGAACCATACGAAGATGATGTCATGGAAAAAAATGGCAAAGTCTATTATTGCAATTCTGGAGATACTGGAGAGGAATACTAAAATGACCTTGCATAAAGATACTATTTTTGCTGAACTATGTTCACTATCTGCTGATCAGATGGAAGATATGATTGAGGTTTTGCACAATAGCAGAATCCCAATCTATGCACCTGCCTTGTTATCATGGGCGGAAGATGCTTTGCTTGAATTAAGAGATGAGGAGAACGAAGAATGAAAAATTCAATTTGGATTGTGCTTGACCCACATGGTGAGCAGTTAGATATGTGTGCTGATGAATTGACAGCGTACGCAGTCAAAAAACATTGGGATTCTAAACTATTTGAATCCTGCCGCGTAGTCGAAAGAGTGTTGACAACTCGCGCAGATGTTGAAAATGTAATAATCTTCACGCCTGAAGATTTAGACATGGATGACATGGACTTTATGATAGAGGTAAGATTTGACTCATAAAGTCATATAAATCAAAGGGTTACGGGGGCCCCCGGAGGCCGGCTAAGTGCTTGAATTCGTTGACTAAATGTGTTGCATAAATACAACACTTTCTGCTTTTTACGAAAAAAAGACATTCACAACGCATTTTTTGCTTTACTTTACTGAAAAAATATTGTATAACTATATATATCAAATGAGAAAGAGCGTTAAGAAAGGCCATGTGGCTAGTCCTGAAAATGGAAACCTCATTTCTACCAACCATATAAGGATGTTAAATATGGAAAAGAAAAATGTAAATTATACTGTTGAGATGACTGCTAAAGCGGTTGACCTTTATCAAGAGGGTGCGACTGTTGACCAGATTGCTGATGCTATCGGTAAATCTGTTCGTTCGGTTCGCTCAAAGCTGGTTCGTGAAGGTGTGTATGTAGCGCAACCAAAACCAGCTTCAGCAAAGAAAGCTGATGAGCCTACGAAAAAAGAGCTGATGATTCAGCTTGAGGAAGTGGTTCCATTTCCTACTGATGGTCTGATGGGTGCGACTAAAGCCTGTCTGATGGCTATCTTGTCTCATTACGAGCAATAAAATAAAATGGGCAAGCCTAACGGCTTGTCCTCTCTACTTCTTGTTAGGATGATGATTATGGAAAAAAATTTAGAATATCTTATTCGCTTGAACCAATTAGCTGAAACAGTTTATGCAAATAAATTTCGTATTGCTGTATTATTAGAAGGTCGTGACGGTGCTGGAAAGTCTGGAACTATTCGAGAACTAACCAGATATCTGCCACCATACACGCATCGCGTTATGCCATCATTTATGCCAACAAAACGCATGATGAAAGCATGGCTTGCTGGCTGGTCTAAACTAATGCCAAAGCAAGGCGAGATTGTTTTCTATGATCGCTCTTATTATTCGCGTGCTTTACTACAACCTGTTATGGGTTGGTGTTCTGAAAACCAATATGATAATTTTATGAAAAAAGTTATAGAGTGGGAACAAGAGCAGCCCATTCTATTTGTAAAACTATGGCTTTCTGTTGACGAAAATAAACAACGCAATTTATTAAAGCGTAGAGCTAATGACCCTTTACGTTATTGGAAATACAGTCCTAATGATGAAAAAGCTGTGTCAGCATTTGATAAACTTACTGTCAAAAAAGAAAAGATGTTTGAACTTGGTGGCTGGAATATTATCGACATGGAAAACCGTTTTGCTGGTCGTAATCAAGCATTAAAAACTGTTGTTGAAAAAATCGAACAAGAAACTAGCCAAATCGTTTAGAAAAATCAAGGACTTACAGGCGGCCGGGGTGTCGAAATTATTCAATGATTTCAACTACTTATGCACCACCCCGGCGGCGGCGTAAGTCATTGATTTAATTGGGAAAATGTGTTGCATATATGTCACACTTTGGAAGAAATAAGAAAAAAACGCACAAAAGACGTATTTTTTTCTTGCAATACCTTGAAAATGGTGCTATAAATACCTATATATAATAGGTAAACAGAAAAAGGAACTTTACCAAATGGCTAACTATATTATCTCAATCACTGCCAACGATACCACTCTTTTCAAATCTGGCTGGACTGGTAATCATCGCTTGGATGATGACGGATTTCCAGAGGGTCGCTTCAAAGAATTTTTGCGCTCATATGGTCGCAACGGTTGGACTGTTAATTTTCACAACTGCTTGGTTTTGGATGATGATCGCAAAACATATTTGATCGAACAACTGTCGCAAATTATGATGGCTAAAAAAGGTCTTGATTTTTTCAAAGCTCAAGCTGATGCGATTGCTGTTGGCGTTAAATCTGGATGGACTGAAATTTTTGCTGTATCACTTAACCAGATCAGAGGATATCAAGGCAAAGCTGTTCAAATTTGCAAAAAGCTGAATTGGAACTTTCGCAAAATTCAAAAATACATACGCGACTTTTGTCGCAAACATTTCGAGGCTGATAATTATGCAGAATATAAATACGGAGAAAAAGTTTATCGCACAACCCCATTTAATCGTAAAAAGCCGCGTTGGGATACACGTTCTCAGAAACAGACAAGCATTGAGAGCATTACGAAAAACTAAATCTAATTTGAAAAAAGGAAAATAGAAAATGATGAAAATTGAAAATATCCGTTTTGACGAGATCGAAAATTTCACTTCAGACGAATTGCATGAAGCAATTTTGGTTTTGGAAAATGCTCAACCCTCAGAGCGTCAGGCGCAACTTCTAAATCGTGCGCTTGATGTAGCTGATGAGCGTGAGCAATGGGAAAATGACGGCCAACCAGATTGGGCGCAAGAATGGGAAGATTTTGGGGAAGTCTATGACGACTGCCCAGAATACATTTAAGAGGTGATAGGATGCAAAAATTTCGCTTATTTCTAGAAATCGTTAGAACGTGCGTACCAATCGCAATTCTTGTTTTACAAATCTTTATTCTGAAAGGCATGTCGCTATGATGAAAAAAATGTTAATTGGAACCTATCTTGCTTATTCTGTTGCAACAGATACAATAATTTGGGGTGGCGCTTTATACTGGCTGATTTTTAAATAAAATCAGGGGGTTGCGAGGCGGCCGGGGGCGCCCGCTAAGTCATTGATTTAATTGGATATTTTAATTGTATTTTGTCGCATACTGAACACTAATAGTCGCATAGAGGAAAGCAGAAACTGAAAAACCTGCTATATTAATATCATGATGAAGAAAAAGATAAACAAAAGAAATCCTGTTGCTCGTGAGGTCAAAACTCTGCGCCCAAAGATTATTGCATCTAAAAAGTGTTATGATCGTAAGCGTCAAAAGATTGACGCGAAAAACTGTGATATGTCAAATTAAAGACTTGACTTTTGTTTATTTTTATGCTATATTCTATTTATAAAATGATGTTCAACTCTTAGACAAAGGATGATAATATGTCTGAAAAAAATGTAAACTACACACCTGAAATGACTGCTAAAGCAATCGACCTCTACCAAGAGGGTGTTTCAATTGACGAAATCGCAGATGCGATCAATAAGACTGTTCGCTCTGTTCGTTCAAAACTCGTTCGCGAGGGTGTATATGTCGCCCAACCAAAAGCGACTGCTCGTAAATCTGACGAGCCAACTAAGAAAGAGATGCTTCGCGATTTAGAAGATGCTCTGCCTAACGACTTTCCTATCACTGGCATGATGGGTGCAACTAAGGAAGCAATTGTTGCTTTGATGGGTGTCATCAAACAATAATGCTTTCGAGGGAGGCGAAAGCCTCTCTCACTCTTTTTTATTTTTCTTGGAGGATGCTCTATGCTTATTACTAAAAAGTCAATTATTTCTGGTGTAACTACTTCTCGCGAGATCGACATCTTGCCAGAAGATCTCAAGCGTTGGGAAGCTGGAGGCGTTCTGATACAGAGCGTTTTTCCTCATCTGTCTGATGACGACAGAGAGTTTCTCATGTCTGGCATTACGCCAGAGGAATGGGAAGAGCATTTCTCTGAGGAAGATGAATATCCAGATCAAGACCATTATGACGAATGGGACGAAGCCATTTGGCGAGACGAAGACCGAATAGGTCAACGATTACAATGACTTACGGCCGGCCGGGGTGCTGGATTTTCCTAATGATTTCAAACAGATAGCAGAACAGCTGTGACATTTTTGCCACACCAACTACATAAAATGCGTTCAAAGGTCATTTTGTGCTTGCAATCTGGTGATTTTTCCTGTATAACTATACATAAGAATAACAAATAAGGAGAAAATCTTGAACACAGTTTTTATATTCGATTTAGATGGAACAATTATCAACTCTGAACATCGCACCCCTCGCGATAAGCAAGGAAAGCTAATCTTAAATGAGTGGTTTCGCCTTGCAACATGGGATAATATCGAAAAAGATACACTGCTTCCACTTGCTCGTCTGTTTAGATTTCTAAAACGTAGACATGCCCCAATGCTGGTTTGCACTGCTAGAACTCTAACAGATGCAGATAGACGGTTTTTTGCTAAACATGCAATAGGCTGTAAATTCACACTCTCTAGACCTAAAGGCGATACTCGTCCAGACGGTCAACTTAAAAGAGAAATGCTTGAGGAATTTTTCTCAACTCGTTGGCAAAATCATAAAAAGATTATGTTTGACGATAATCAAGAGGTGTTGCGAGAGGTTGCTAAAATTGGCATCATAGCTCGCGATGCTGTCAAATCTAACAATCACATGGAGGTTGCGTTCGCTAATGGCTAAACAAATTTTTGGAAATAAAACTGGAATCTGCACGATATGCGGCATCAATTGCTGGGATACTAACAACGGTCAACCTATAATTTGGCCTTGTGGGGTTAAGTCTTGTCCTTATGAAACTGCTGAACAACAATCGCAGATTGGCTTAAACTATTCGCGCTCAGATATAGGCAACTCGCTACAACTTACGATTTATCAAAGCTAATCAATGGGTTAGCAAGGGCCCGGGGCCCAAATAGTCAAGGAAAACAATGCTTCAGATGGTGTTGTTAAACCAACAAAATGAAATGAATTCAACTACTTCCCCACCAATGTTAATCCTTGATTTTTACTTAGCGTCCATTCTTCATCCAACATCTTAAAAGCAGTTCCTACCTGCGCCAGTAGTAGTTCGACGATTGTCAAGTAAAAAGTCAACGCAAATGCCAGTACGTGTCCAAATAAAGTGAAGTCCTATATGCACCGCCCTAAGTAGTAAATCTTCGAAGTATTTTCTCGAATGGTTCCTAACGCGCCGCCATCTTACCACAAGTCCCCCCTCGTTGTCAAGTAAAAAATGAACGACAGCGCAACTAAATGTGTAGTCCCTATAAAATTATTTGATCTAGCGTCGCACGGCAGTGCGGTCATTTAGTTCTTGCAATCTCGTCTCCAATATGTTACTCTCTATATAACAAATGAAGAAAGAAGCGAGATATTCTAGAAAAAAGCACACACAGATCAATGTAATTTTTCTCTTGCTCTTTGCTAAAAGTTTTGATATATTATATATAGAGAATGAGGGAAGGGAACGCCTCACAACTGTTCCCACCGAAGAGATAGCTGTAAGGAGATGTAATATGGCTGATACACAAAAGGCAGTAAACTATACTGCAGAAATGACTGCTGCGATTGTTGAGCAGTACCAGAACGGCGTAGAGATTGATGAGATCGCTGCGTCTATTGAAAAGAGCGTGCGTTCTGTACGTTCGAAACTCGTCCGTGAGGGCGTGTATGTAGCGCAACCTAAAGCTGCTGCGCGTAAGCAAGATGGTCCTACGAAGAAGGAAATCTTGCGCGATCTCGAAGCTACTGGCTTCGATGTAGTAGGTTTTGAAGGTGCTACTAAAGATGCACTTGTGCGTCTGATGGGCGTAGTAGCCCAATAAGGGGGAACTGAGGGGAGACTTTGTCTCTCCTCTTTTTTTTAACCGCTCGCGCACTACGTGCGCTCTAAAAAAGACGAAGTCTTATTTTAGCAAGTCATATATTCCCCATAGCAGTCATAGTTTATCCCTCCCACCTCACCCTTTTATCATAGCATATAAAAAACCCATATGCAAGTGCATTGTGGGCGCACTTCGTGCGCACGCAGACTTTAAAGTAAAAATATGTGCTATATTGTAAAAAAGATCAAAAATATGCAAAAATATCGAAAAACGGCAGTTTTTCTCTAGTACAACTGTAGTTAAAAAACGGAGATTTTTGCACCCGCTCAACAAAAAAAATTAACGGCGAGCTTGCACGCTGCGCCACGATTGCGAACTCCG